TCTGGTGCTGCAGGAATTAGTGTGTAATTTGTTTCAGTTCCCTGACCATTACGCTTTAACTTCCACAGTACGTTTGAGATGCTTCCTGTTTCTAGTGCATACTCACGAATTGTATTAAATGATGACTGCTTGCTGATACCCATTGACCAGATTGCAACATATGGTGCTTCAATTCCATCGTCAACTAATACGTTGCAATAGAAGCGAAGACGACCACGCCAACCTGCTTTTGGATCCTTGCGGTGCATTTCTTCTGCCCAGTCACGGCCTTCTGATTCCATTGTGTCTACAGCCTTGCGCTTGTAGTCCTTTGGATTTACGTGTTCCTTAACAACAAGTGCTAGTCCACGACTTTCATTATAGTTTGCTGAGTCTTCATCAAGTTCTTCGATAAATCGAATCTTAACTGATTGTCCATCAGCGAGTTTTAGCCACTTTAACTTTGGCCCGTCGTTTTCATACTTTGGCTTGTCGAGCAGGGCATTGATGTTCTTGAGTCCCTTTACTACGCTCATATATTTCTCCTTTGTTTGTTATCTTAGTTTAGCATAAGAGATATGGATTTGTCAAACTGGAACTCTAAATTCTTAAGTTCTTCGTCTGGCATGTCTCCAATATCTTTATACTGATTGTTTAGTTTAATAACAGAAACACGAGTAGAAAGTTTTTCAACTATCCTATCTTTCATGTTTCCTCCCGCTTCATCGTTATCAGCAATAACAATAATGTTATTGAAATACTTCTGAAGCAATTCTATTTGTGTGCTTGATACGTTTGCACCAAGTGTTGCTACTGCTGGAAGTCCAACCTGATCAAGCCTAATTGCATCAAAGGATGACTCCACTACATATACTCTATCAGATTTCTTAACTCTGTGCAAGTTAAAAAGTGTTTTACTTTTTGGAAGCCCTGGAGTATTCTTAAAATCTTTTCCTTCAATAGATCTGCCGACAAACCCCAAGGGGATTCCGTCTGGACTATGTACTGGAACAGTTACCATGTCTTGCTTTTCTGAATATCCTAATGAAAACTTTATGCAAGAAGGCTTTTCAATTTTTCTATATGTGAAATAGTTTCTTGCTCTTTCTGAGGCAACAAGGTTGTTGTGCAATCTTTTAATAATTAACTCATCAAATTTTTTGTACTGCTCTTCTTTTACAAGAACCTTGTCGATCTCTGTAGTAATATTAGTTAACTTTTCTTTGCTCTTAATAAATCTAGCAGACTCAAAATAAGTTCTACCAGAAGTATGCATAACAAGTTCTATAAGATCTGCAGACTTTTGACAAGAAAAACAAAAGAACATCCCGCTACCTTTTTGTACTTCTCCTGCTGGTGTTCTGTGGTTATTGTGAAATGGACAAAAGATCATAAAGTCTGCATCAAGTTCAGACTCTACGGTAACACCCGATCCTGTAAGGACTCGCTTGACTTGTTCTGCGGAATAAAGATTGGATTGGTTACGTCTATTCCTGCTATCCATGTGCTCTTCCTTTTCCCTGCGTAGACTGCCTGTATTGATAATTCAAATTCAAAAAAGTTCTTGATATCATTATACCTTATAGTGAAGTCTGGGTCAAGATCAATTCTTGGAACATAACCACTTAACTTCATTTCTGTAGTCAATAACCGTACATACTCTTCTCTAAGTCTGCCGATCATTGAGTCGTCATAAATTATCCCATCAAGGTAAAACCTTTTAATAGGCTTGTGATGGTAGAATGTTGGTGGCAGGTTCTTTTCAACTTTAGACATACCATATTATAACTACTTATCTTCAAAGTCTTTGTATCTATAGTATCCCTTGTCAAAATCACACTGAACTAGGAAGTCTCCCATGAATCCGTTACGATTCTTTCTAAAAGCACACTCAATAATATCGCTATTGGTACCACGACCAAGGGCTAATACCCAGTCAGCATCATAGGCAATCTGTCTAGACCATGCTGTTTGTCCTAATGTAGGAACTGTTGACAAGTCATTTACATCGTCTGGTGTAGCAGATGAAATAGCAATGATTGGAACCTCTTCACCAATAGCCATTAGTTTAAGTTCTCTTGAAAGGTTCTTCATTCGTACTGTTTCATTATCTGACTTCTGATTAGGTGCCATCAATTGAAGGTAGTCAACGATTACAAAGTCTGGCTTGTACTGATCGATCTTTCCACGAAGCACTGAAGGGTTAATTTCTCCACCCTGATCATTTGAGATGATATGGAATTCTGGTTTACCTTGAAGATTTTTTTCATGCCATTCTTTTAGCATGTCCATTTCAACTTCACCATTACTTAATTTCCTATGCGACCAACGCCCTTCACCCATGATTGTAAATACACGGTTACGGACTTCCGTTTCACTCATTTCAAGACTGATCACTAATGGGCTACGACCCTGTTTCCAGGCCTGTACAGCGAAGTAGAGAGCCAACCAGGACTTTCCGATACCTGGGTATGCAAGGAAGACTCCTAACTGCCCTGGCATGATTCCTGAAGGAAGGTAGTTGTCAAATCCTGGAAGTCCAGTCTTGATACCAACATGGCCAAGAAGTTGCTGCTTCTTTAAATTTTCAAAGTAAGCAACGGCAGATTCAAGATCCGTAACATCGATATCTCTAATTGCAGCAGTGTTCTTTTTTAGTTCTGAAGTCTTTGTAATTAATTCATTGAGGGCACCAGTTCCATTATTATTTTGGATCTCGGATGCTGCAGACCTAATTATATCTTTTAGGCTGTCTGTAAGATACTCACCCTGTAACTCTTCAAGGTGATGCTTTGTTGCACCGATACCTGCTACTGGCTCAAAGTCTCTAAACTTTTCTGTAACTAATTCTACTGGTGGAAGAACTGAGTTGTTCTCAAAATACAGTCTGACAAAGTTCCAAATATCTCCATGAGTTCTTAGAAGGTTATCAACATTTGCCTGAAGAAGAACATGGATCTGTTTATCTTTTAAAACAGCCGTAAGTAGTTTTGCCTCTGTATTATTCACTTAACCACTCCTTTGCCATTCGTCTGCGTTCTGCTCTTTCGGTATTATCTTTTATTTTATCTCTTTGTGCCTGTAATATTTTTTCTGCGTTATATGCAAAATAATTCCAAGAAGGATTCTCTGCAACTGAAAAGTAATACTCAAGTATATCGTAGCACCCTGGTAATGTATATGATTCTACAAGAGCATCAGATGCCCATTGTTCTACATTTAGGTTAAGGGATGGCTTTGATTCGTACCTTGCGGTATGATGCTTGCTGTATCTTGAAAGCAAAGCCATACGGTCTTTGCGTTCTGCCATTATCCTTCAGCAGCCTCTTCTTGTGCTTCTTTAATTTTTGCTGTAAGTTTATCTTCAACAAACTTATACACACGCTCAAAAGCCTGGTCTGGAGATTCTCCATTACGTCTTGAATCAACAACACCAAGATCAAGTCTTAATGATTGAAAGTTGCCAAGGTTAAGTGTGTATCCAAGTGTAACGGATACCTTTGTGTCTTCGTTTTCCATTTTATACCCTTCGTTAAATAGACTCATTCCAGATTGGAACAAATCGTCCGTCTTCAGTTCTTCTATATGTAAGTATACCATCGCCCATTCTGCGTGTCAACTCTTGCTTGCTGGGAGTAATATCATTAGTAACTAACTTATCTTTTCTTGGTCTGCCAATATGGTGTGAAGCAAGTATATCACGTATCTCTCTTACCTGTGATTCTGAGTAATATGATCTTACCTGAAATCCTCTTGCCCCACCTTTTTGAGATCCCGTTGGGAATGGAATGACTCCTCGTTTCATTAGTGATGGCATATATTTTTTATGACGGTTAACTAAGTCAGCAGTTTGGCCTACCGTATATGCTCGTTCTCTTTTATTTTTAAAATCACTAATTAAACAACTTTCAATTTGATCTTTGTTTATATTATAAACAGACATTATTCCATTGGAGTGGTTGTAGTGATGTATTCTAACTAGGCTGCCGTTAAGAAACCAAACCTTTTTGTTACCTGGTATTACAGGTGACTCATTGTATTTTTCGCTCTCAATTGTTCCTTTTTTAGTAGCCATCGGCCCCCCTGAGAATTGTTTGGTGGATGAAAAAACGTTCTCATTCCACAAAGAATACAATATAGTTCTAAATTGTTTATTTCTGTATATTGTCGATCTATAAACATTCTTCCATTACATTTTTTACATTTAATCATTAATTTGGTATTCCAATAATTACTAGGTTAATACCAATACTTGTGTCGCCTCCAGCATTAAACTTAACCGTACCCTCAACCTTTGAAGTTGAAATGCTTTTTAGTGTAACCGTAACATCTTTACCTGCATCTGTGTTTCCAACGTTTACTGGTGTTGCTGTTACTACTGGTGCAAATTTAAACTCGCTTGAAAAATCATAAGAAAATGGCTGAGAAGATCCAGCAGTTTGCGTTGTGCTTGTTGTCACCTGAACGTAACCTCCAATAATTCTTGCCTCGGAGGCTTTGACACTTTGCTTTCCAGCATTTGGTGTGTCTATTGTTACGTACTTATACGCTGATGGAGACACCTGAACAGAAAGATCATTGATAGCCTTAACAATCTGATAGATGTATGTTACGTCTAGTGGTTGGCCTCGTTCTGGTACGGGTAATATTGCCATACTATAATTATACCAGACTTACGATTCCAGAGTCATAAACTTCTAAGTTTTGTGTAGGTGCTGGGTTAATAGATGATATTTGAACTATCGCCCTTACTGACTGTGTTCCTGTTTTTAAAAATGAATAATTTTGTGATCCAGTAGTTCCTAGATAAGACGGAGTTGCTCCATCAAAACCAACAAATATGTCATAAGTTATTTGTATTGAAACTTCCCCTACTGCCCAATTTAGAAAAACTGTATTACCAATTCGGTTAAGGTCTCCTGGACCAACGACGACGGCCTCGGAACCAAGTACAAAAATTTTTGAATAGGCCGATTTTCTATTTTTGTCTTCGGCTACTATTCTAAATCTTAAAACTCTTGAGTTAGAAGATGTTACTTTGCCAAGTAAGTCTTTTTTAATAATAACATTTTTTATTCCTTTATCTGCCATTATCCAACATCCAGGGCAAATCTAAACTCAATATAGTTTGTTGTGTTTGCTGATTTTATAATTGGTTTTGCTCCAACGCTTTTAATTACAGAATATCCAGTAAGTCCGTATAAAGAGTTTGTAGATGTAATGTTTTCTAGTCTTAGTCCATCTAAACAAACATAAAACAAATTAGAAGGTAATCCAGCCTCAGTAACACAAGCATAAATTTTTGCGACAGTTACTTCTCTCCAGTCAAAATTGTCTGTTTTGTTTAAGTCTTTAAGTGATTTTGTAGCAACAACGTATCTGTTTAAAGCAAAATTTACTTCTTGTACTGCTGTTCCAGCAGAGTATCCTACATCATCAATATCTACCTCAAACCTTGCATACTCCTGTGCAGAGTTTAATCCAGTATAAGAAAATTCTAACAAAATTTTAACATTGTCTGGAACTGTACTTGGGCTAGGGCTTTTGCTTACAACGGAAAACGCCAGCCTTAGTTCATCTAATGGACTATTTTTTGTAAGGTCTACAGTGGTTTGATTAAGCCTAATATATTTAGATCCAGTACCAACATCAATTTTACCCAACTGGTTCCGTGTAAGGGTAGAATCGTTTCCAACTATAGCAATAATGTTATTTAAAAACCTACATCTTTCATTTCTTGCAACTCTTTGTTGGTTAGTAAATATTCTGTTGTCTGCATTTGTCTTAAAAACATTAAGAGATTGATTTATAATTCCATTTTCAGCAACACCATCTAATGGCTCATACTTGGACTCTATGTCAATTGCAGCAGAACCCAAAGGCTGGTATAGCCAATTATCAGTATCTGCAAAAGAATATATCGTCCTGCTATCAAAGGATCCAGCAACTGGATTTGATGCTGCTGAAAAAACACCAACCTCAGTAATCTCATATCTTTCTTCTGTTGGTAATTCTGCTGTTAGGACTACCTTATCAATACCGTTCTCATTTACAAATCCTCTAGAAATAATAGGAACACGGAACATCTCAAAATCTAAAGACTTCTTTAGTGCGTAGTCTCCAAAAACACCCCCGTCAGAAGCCACTGGACTGGGTCCACAGCCCACGGCAATGTGAGAGGCATACGATTGTGTTTGACCCACAAGATACTTGGCTAAAAGATTTTTACCTATATTAGTTATCATTAATTACTCCCACTATGTATTGTATCATCAAAAATGCTTCCACTGCTTAATATATTAATTTCTGCTTGCTCGCCCTCTTTAACATTAACTAAATTAATAACTAAGTCTCCGCTTATTGGGTCTATATAGACTGATTTGCAGTTAGGTGTTTTTGTCCACTTGGTCTTGTCTTGTTCATTTAGATTGCCGACTGGTGGAGATATATCGTACCCAGTCCCACAGACTGGAAGGTGATCGAATATGGATAAAGATAAAGATTTAAGATAGGAATCAGATGCCTGCAGCCTTAAAACATTGTTTGGGTTATACTGTAAATAAAGGTCTGTTAAATTTTTAATTGGAGTATATATAACTTTTTGTCCATTTACCAGATCATGCCTAGATATAGTGGCAAGTTCGTACCCACCAATATCTTCAAATATAAGGTCTGTCATTATCTCAATAGACATAACCTCATCATTTAAAAGAATAAGATCTGGTGTTGCAATCTTTACTGATTTATCCTCAGATGCACTTTCTGGATATGGAAGATTTGCAGTTGCATTTGTTGTCATTATAGAACCTCACTTAAAAACACTGTCATGTCTGGGCCATCAGTGTTTCTTGCAAACTCAATGTTATACACAACAAATCTGCTAGATGGATCCGATGCCATGTTTATTGCNTTTTCTTGATAGTCTAAACTTACTATGTCTCCCAGTTGAATTGTAGGGATTGCAAATATTTTAACTCCGATAGACTTTCTTGGCTTTGATGTTTTTTCAACCATCCACTTCATTAGGCTTGAGGCTTCATCTTGTGATTGAATGTAGGGAGCAGTCAATGAAAAATCTTTTTTGCCATAAGTCATTCTGCTTAGTTTTATATCTTGGTAGTCTTGTTTAAATTTAAAAGGGTTTGAAATTAGTTTATCTGCAACAAACTGTGGATTTGATTCAAGGCTATTTTTGTCAAAATATTCATCAACTGTTAAGTTGTTATCTGATTGCTGTGTAAAAGTTATTCCTTGAACTCTTAAATAGTTACCACTTGTTTCATCTAGGCTTAGGGCAGTATCTGTTGCATTAAATATCATAAACTCTGCACCGTACGATCCTGCTCTAAAACCAGAAACAACATAGCCCTTTATCTTATTGAATGTTGGAGAAATTTTTGCAGTTAATGCTGGATATGCTTTGTCGTATTTAAAATTAAATATTGCTGCTTCTCTCATAATGCTTCCAAACTCTTCAAAGTATATGTCATACTTTGGAGGCTCTGATGAACCTATTCCAGAAAGGTATGTATTTTGTATTAAACCACTGATAGCATACTTTCTAAAAGATTCGTTTGCGTCAATCTCGGAATCTCCAAAGACAGAGTTAACGGGTGCGCCCAAAGAGAATGAAGTATTTTGAGAATAGTTATTACATAGTGCATAAACATTTTCAAACATTGCTCTTGAAGATCCTCTAGCAAATAATGCTATATTAGAATATACTGGAAGTGGATCATTGTCATCTACTGTTTTTATTAGTTTGCCATTGATGTATAGGTAGAATCTTCTTGCTCTTCCTATATCTTCATACTCTACTGCCAAATCATATACCGTTGGATTTTCCTCAGCAAAAACTCTTGACTGACCAGTAAACCTTCCATCATCAACAGTGATTTTGGCCAGACCATCCCAAAGACTTATTGGAATTGCTTTACCATTATCAGACTTTACCTTATAAAAGAAAACATTGCTAACACTTTGTCTATCTGTTTCTGACAAATTACCCAGCCCAAGGGCTGCTATCTCAAAATAATATCCTACGTTTGTCGTTGGATTTAACATTACTGCAAGCCCAGCAGAACCACCCGCAACGTTAATATTTTTATCTGGTGTAGAACCATTTACAACATAGTAAGTTGAAGATCCGTTTGATGTTTGACCACGGTCTTCGTTTGCCTCAATCTTTCCAATAATTCTAACCCTTGTTCCAAAGTGCTTATACTTTTTCCCTTCTAATGGCTTGTGGACGTATGAAATAAAGTTTCTTGGTTTTTCTTTTGTAGCAAAGTTTGGACCAGTTAGAGAAAGGGCTGATGACTGTACTGACCCTGCAAGTTGCTGAGTGTTTGTAGTTATCTCTCCAACAATAGCAGTTGACATAAAGTTTTTAATGATTCCGCTTCTAGATGATGTTCTTGCTAGTGCATCAGACGATATCCCAGAATCAGTTAATTTTCCAGATGATGCAACAGTTGTTAAAATAGGTAGATCTGTTTTTTCAAAAATATGCTCTGAAGACATATAGCAGCCCTTTACATTGTCATCAGACTTCCAGTAATCAGATATTCCAGCAGAGTGTTCAACCACGGTTGTTCCAAATTGTCCACGACCATGTTTTTGAACCTCTCCATTTTGTAATCTGATAACACCAGATTGCTCAAAATATTTTGGCTCAGAATAAATTCTTACAAGCCCAGTTGGATATATTTTACCATTAAATGGAAGTTTAGAAAAATAATTTTGATAGTCTTCTGTAGAAGTTATCCACACATTACCAAATCCAGTCACGTTGTACTGGACTGCATCGTATTTTATAATTTCTCCTTGTGAATAAAAATATCCATTATATCTTGTAATCCAGTATGCTGCTTCGCCAAGACTAAGGGTATTATTAATTACAATATTGTTTTTTACAATTGGAACATCTACTGTAAGATTAGAGTTTAGTGGTATAGCACTTAGGACGTATGCAGACTGTGTACCTACTTCGTTGTTTATGGATTTTGTATTTTCTGTTCCAGAAACCTCCCATAGGAGTGCAGGCTTATATATATAGAATCTTTCATCATCTAAAAGACTGGCTTGTCGTAAAGAGCCAATAGATCTCTGTATGTGTCTTGTTGTATAATTAATTACACCATCATTGTATACATTATTTGGTTGACTTGATACAGAAATTATGTTTGCAAGTTTAGCATTGGCAAGTGTCTTATTTTTAATTTCTCTATCTTCAAACAAATCATTTGTTCCTTTTAATTCAAACGTTGTAGGCCTTTGCTCTTTGGTTGGCATAATATAATCTTTGCTCATCATGACAAAGTTATTGTACTCATCAAAGAACATTGCAGTCTGAGTTGATACTGCTAAGTCTTGAAGAATTTGTGCAACGCTTTTGTCTGGTCCAACAAAGAAGTATGGAATTATAACTTCTTTTTCATTTGCAACTCTTTTAAAAGTATAGTTGGAAAATCCAACATGGTCTAGCAAAAGAGATACTGCAGAACTAACAGAAACTTCTGTCATTAATATTTGTGGTGCAGTTATTGATTCTAGATACCAATACATGTCTCGTAAAGAAATGGACACAGTCTTACCCATAAGATCTTGCTTAGGGAATGAATCGGAATACAATGTTTTAATTGGTACCCAGTAATCCCATCCTGCAACATCAACGATTACTTCATAAAACTTAAACTGTACATGCCTATTGATATATTTTGCTATAATACTTGATTGATTATTTTCATTAAATGCTTGATCATAATCAAATATATTAATGTTTCCATTAGAAGCAATTAACTGACCAACTGGCAAACCACTTAGTCCAAGATCTGAGGCACTCTTGTTTATTGAATAGTCTAGTGTTTTATCAGATACATTAAGAACAAGTCTTGGAGATATCTCTATAAGGTCAAAGGTTGAGTCTTTTACATTCATTGAGTCTACAACTATTCTAATTCCAGATATGTATTCGAATTCTCTATACTGTGCTTTTCCATCTAATGATTTAGTAAATACGTTTGGAGATGTTGCATCTACAACAAAGTTTGTAAGTCTGTCTACTGTCTCATCTTGTACATACCAACCATACTTTGGCGTTATGATTGCATAATCTGTACCGTTCCAAATATAAAACTTACCTATATCGTTTTCATTTTCTTTAATAAGATAAGCATATCCGAATACAGACTGCTCAGGAAGCAAAGATATACTTGTGTATACTTCAGCAAAAACAAAATTTGCTTTCCATTCATCTGGAACAATTAGTCCATATGATATTTCAACATAGCCATCACTCTTAATGATTGATGAACCATCGGCTCTTCGTACTGCTGGATTAAAAGAAATGACATCTTCCCAATTTGAATCTTTTAAAAATTGAATCTTCCATCTAGTTGGAACTTTTTGGTTTAACTCTCCAAAGAATGGGTCTGAAAATGCTCCAGTTGGGGATGAGAATGGGCCTAAGTTTTCTGTTCCAGTGTGAGTTTGCATTTTAACAACAACCCTATTTGCTGGAATCTTTTCTTTATAAACAACAAAAGGACAAGCATCTTCTATAGAGTTTTGAGAACCTCTTACCTTTGACGCAATACCGTATTCTTGACCAGACTCTGTTCTATATGAAGTCCAGTACTTAAACTTATCATTTTTATCTGGCATATAGTATCTTGGCCTGTCAGCCATAACAAGATTGGGGTGATGCAATTTCCCATTCTCAAAAAATACTGCCTTGTTTATTCCAGATCTTGGTCTAAATTGCTCAAAGCATGCCTCTAAAGAATATAGTGTCTTTAACTTTTCGTTTTTTGTTAGAAATGTTGTTGGAATATTGTCATTGTCAAATGTTCCATCTACAAGGATATCTGCATCTGTTGCTCCTGTATAAAAATTTCCAGCATCATTAATATCAAAACTTGTAGGAAGTGAAGAATAAAGAGAGGAAGCATCTGTTGGTCTGTACCTATAGTTACCAATATGTTTTATATTGGTTGGTATATTCATATTCCATTCTGCTGTTATTATTGACTTGTTTCGTACCGTCGAAGAAGTCTCTAAAAATGTTTGCAGGTCTTTGTCTTCAAACATTACACTTCTTCCAGGCTTATTGAGACATTCCAGAAATCAAAATTAGTTCCTCTTTTTTCAACAGAGTATGAAAAATCACTAATAAACATCTCTATAAGTTGATTATATTGTTGAAGGTGGTCATATGGTTCTGCCGTTCCCTTAAAAATTCCTTTTCTATCATATGCAAGGTATACCCAGAAAGATCCTTTGTGTGCGTCATACCACTCAAGCATATCTGCTCCACCAGCACCACCATCAGATGTATAAGACTTGTACGGAGAAACTCCAGTGACTGTATCAAAGGTTGGTATGTTTGCATGAGACCTAGATGGAATTAAATTCCAACTTGTACTCAAAGTTACCTTGTCTGCAATGTGATACGATCTCATACGACCGTTAATCATTCTTTCACGCTTTTCAATTCTTTCTTCTGAGAACTCAAGAGGCTGTCTGTTGTCATCAGTAATGACCAGGAATTGGTCTAGCAGGGTTTGATCTTCAACGTCATTTGGATCTACCCCAATTTCAAAACCATTGGGGACATACAAACCATTTTTAAGAGTTCCTGTATTTTCAGACCAAAGCATACCACTTGGTCTGTGATATTTCTTGCGACCTTGTATATAGGTTACCCTAGGATCTATATCATCTACCATTTAGTGACACCCCTCTAATTCTTCTGTCGTCAACTCTCTTTATAGTTGACATTACTGCTTGTGCAATATCATTTGGATTTGCATCTGTTTTTGCATTAACTGTTAGTGCATATGTATTATTATACACTGCCCCGCTACCAAGATCTCCATTGTTCATTTTTTTCATATGATCTACACCATAGGTATCTACAGCATACTTACTCATTATAAACTCTCCTGGAGTTAGCATTGCTGGAACAGTATCTGTACCCTTTGCAAAACCACCAAGAGCAAACATCTTAGGAATGAGTCCACCCATAGACCAGTTTCCAAATGCGTTTGCTGCTGCTGCATTTCCACCAAACTTCTTAAGTGTTGCTGCGTCTGCTGCTTTCTTTGCTGCTGCTGCTGCTGCAGCCTTTGCTGCTGAGTCTTTAACAGCCTTTTCTTGTGCAAGCATCCCTGCTGTTGGCTTCATTGCATTTTGTATTGCTGCTGCGTTTTGCTGCTTATATAGACTATCTAGGTGCATACCTGGAGTGCTTCCAGCATTTTTGGTTACATCTCTAACATTCATTGCCTGATTAAAAAGCATAAAATTCTTTGCAGCATCATCTGAAATTCTTTTTAAGTCAGCATAGTGTAATTGTACAACTGATGATTGATCACTTGGTTTATTTCCAAGATTAGTATATTGGTTTTGTGTTCCTGTTAATGCGGAAGATGCTGATTCTAAAACTGTTGTTGCAGTGCCACGAAATTCTGGGTTAGTTGTGGTAGTTGCTGCATCAGTTACTGTAGGAGTTCCTGTCGCACTTTGTGATGCTGGTCGCTCTTCTGTTGCTGTCGCACTTGGTGTTGCTGTAGGTGTTCCTGTAGCAGTAGTTGTGCTTTCTGCAGGCAGGATAATGTCAACTTCTTCCTCTTCGTATGCTTTTATAAGTTTGTCAACAATCTTTTCAGCGTTATCCATTTCTTGCACAAACTTTGCGCTCTTTGTTCTTGCAACATCAACTCTATTTTGAAGTTGTTCCCAGCCTCTTCTAAAGATATCCAACTTCTTTATTTGTTCTCTAAGGTCAACATTCTTCTTTCTTATTTCTTCTTGTGGTTTTTCAATGTCCTTTTCTTCTAAATCAAAGATATAGTCCTCTAAGTCTTTAATTTCTTTTTCAAGAACCTTTCTAGTTTTTCCACCTTCTGTAACTTTTGAAAGTTCATTTTGCTTAGATTTTTCTAGAGCATCTCTTTCTTTTGTTACTGCATCTGCTGCAGCCTGTGCTCTCATATCCTGAGCAGCCTTTGCTGCTGCTGCTATGTCTCCAGATGTTAAGGCTTCTGCAAGAGTTAACTGGCCCTTTTGCTGTTGAGAGATTGCTGCATTTGCTTTTTCAACTTCATCTAATGCCTTAAGTCTTTCATCATATTTTTCATTAATCTTTTCTTCTTGTTTTTCAATTGCTCTTAGGGCTGCTTCTTTGTCGTCTATATCATACTGAGCCTTGTCAATTTTATCCTGTGCAAGATCGATCTGGTTTTGAAGATCCTCTGTCTCTACATCAAATTGCAACTGAAGAGTTTTTTCTTTAACATCGGCTTGGTCCATTGCATTAGAGAAACCTCTATCAAAAATCTTTTGCATTCCTTCAATTGAGACTGCATCAATTTGTATTTGAACCTTTTCTTTATTTATTGCCTTTGTAAGAACATCTATGAATCTCTTGTATCCATCTGATCCTGGCTTAACTGATGCTAAATTAACTAATGCTTTTTTAAGATTTTCACTTTGCATAATTGTATTCAACTGTTCTTGTGTAAATCTTCCCATGACTTCTGTCATTCTTGTTAGAAGAAGAACATTGTCATCAAGCGTTGTTTCTTCAGCCTGTAAGGCTTCAATTGCAGCGTAGTCTCTTTTTTGTTTTGTTGCTTCTTTCCAGGCATCTGTAATCTTTTTGATTTGCTTATCATCTAATTTTTTATTTGCAATTGCTGCTGCGAAGGTTGCATCTGCAACTGCTTCTAGAGCAACAGACCCTTCAACACCAGCAGCCTTTAGTCTGGTCAATGCTGTAGTTTGATTACCAATTTGTTTAGCCATTCTTTCTTGATCGCTTACAAACTCTCCAAGTTTAATAGACTGAAGTGCATCTCCTATGCTTTTAGCAGTATCTTTTATTGCTGAGATATTTCCTTTTTCGTCAAACTTAAATAACTTCTTCTTTTCTTTTTCATATTCTTTTGGATCCATACCAACTATGAGATCAATTAGGTCTTCTCCTGCTCCTAGTTTTCTCATGTCATTTTCAATACCGCTAAATACTCCAATTGTCTTGCTGCCACCAAATAGTTTATTCAGTGCCTTAGAAGATGCAGCAAACCCTTCTGTAACCTGTATCTGATTCTTTCTTACATCTCTTAGTTTCTTTAATAGATCATCTAGTGGAGATGAGTCTATTCCTTTTTTGTCTGTGGTTGTCGTAGGCTTTTCAATAACTTTTGCTGGTGGTGTTACAAACCCCTTTGCAATATATGTTGCAACTCCTGTGCTTTGAGAAAGACCCTTTCCTGCAAACTCATTATTTGCTGCAGCAATAACATTTGGATCACCCTTTCCAACTAAATAATTTACAACTAGGTTTTTATTTATTGTGTCCTTACCTTCAGAAAGTGCTGCCCAATCTGCTTTCACGCCAGCAAATACTGCTGGGTTTTCTCCTGCAAGTTTTGTTATAAGTGCAAAATCTAATTTATCTGGCAATGGAGCAATAGCAGTTAAAGCATTTGACGCTATGGCCAATTGATTTACACCATTTGTCTTTAGGTCTAGAGTAATGCTATATTGTTCTTTAAATCTACCCAGTATTTCTAAGGCACTTAGGTCTTTATCAAATGACTCTTTGTTTGTGTTTGCATAATTTAACATTAATTCCATTGTCTTTGCGCTGCCACCAGTTTTTGAAAATTGCTGTATAAAGGAGTTCGTGTCTGCAAAACCTTCTTCTTTTATTAAAATACCAATCTGACCTTCTAGATTTTTATTTTCGCCAACTGCTTTTAAAATCTTCGTAACTGAGTTTGCAGTTAGATCCTTAGACGCAAACCCTAATTGTATATCTTTCTTAAATGGCGTGTCTGCAAAAACTGATAGTTCGTCTTTTGCAGCAGCGACTGCAGTTTTTATGTTTTCTGAAGCATCTTTATATGCTGCATCTAAGGATGTATTGATTGCAGCATTAAAATCTTTATTAGAAAGTTTAGAAGATAAAGTTTTTACTGTAGCAAGAGTTGTAGCATTTGCAGTATTTAGTGCATCGATCTTTCTTTTTCTTTCATCTTCAAATGCTAACGCTTCTTTGTCTGTTTTTGCACTTTGTATTTTTATTGCATACGCTTTTTCTATTGCGTCTGCAGTTGCTTGATTTTCTTGAACAGCCAATGTTGCTGATTGAATTGCTGCTGCATCTAACTTTGCATTTCGTGATTTTAATTCGTTATTGGCAAATGGGCTACTATCTGTCAAGCCACCAACAACTACATCAGCAATCTTTTTCCATAATGGCAATGATTTGTATACTGCAGAAGAGTTTGCTCCAGTGATTGCCTGATCAAAAGCCTCTTGAACATTTTGCATTGTATTTGCTTTAATAGTTAGCGCTACTGAAAGAGGGTCTGTGTACAGGTTTTCTCCATTTGGTCCAAGAAGTTGCACAAGATTTCCAGTAATTGTTGCTGGGATTGAATAGTCTCCTAATTGCTCTCCAAGTGCAGAGGCAATACTTTTTGCTTGATCTGTTGTTATTACACCCTGCATGATTGCTTGAGCAAGATTTGAAGAAATATTTTTTCCAATTGCTTCTGGATTAATTCCAGCCTTTGCTTGCTTATCAATATCTCCTAGCAGTGTTTTGCCAAAACCACTTTCTAAAATAGTTTGACCAGATCTTCTCTGTCCTTCTGTTGATCCAGAAAGTGCGTTTTCTCTTTTTCTTTGTGCCGACTCACTTGCTGAAACTTTTCCAGTAACCATTGACAATGCTTTTATCTTATCAGTTCCCATAGACATTGCATTTGCAAGTGCAACTCCTTCTTCTCTTGCCTTCTTTATGTTTTGATTAAAATAATATAGACTTGCTGCAACAGCACCAAGTGCCACAACAGCAATTCCCATTGCACTTGTTAATAATGGCATAACCATTGAAAGGGCCATCATTGGCATCATTAATTTTTGGGCAGTATCTCCAACAGCACCAGGTATCATGGAAGCAGCCATCATAACTCCAGAGGCAGCCATCATCTTGCCACCTGCGCCCATACCATTGCCAGCCTGTTTTCTTTCTGCTCTTCTATCTTTTATCTTTTGAGAAATAGTTGACAGTCTTGAAGATGGTGTTTGCTTGGTAGCAGAATTTGCAGCAGATGCTGATATTACTGATGCTGGATATCCAGACTTTTGAGCAAGATCACTTCTCTTTTTCTGTGCTTCTAGTTGTCTTCTTATTGATTTTTGATTAGCATCTATTGGTCCAGTTCCATACAACTTTGTTCTTGATGCTGCTGCCATTGACTGGCTACCCTGGACTGTTGCTGCTCCAAGTTGTTGTCCCGTTGCTCTTGCATCATCAATATATTCTCTTGCACCAATTACAAGTCCAGCGCCAGCATCTTGACCAACCTTACGCATCTTGCGTGATGGAGACTTAGTCTGTAGCGCTAATGCTGCTGCATTTGGAAGTTCATCTGCAATTGCCTGAATAGCCTTTTGGTTTCTTACTGTTAAGTCTCTTAGTTTTTGAGGCTGTCTTGCAAGAACCTTTTCTCTAGCAAGTGCTCCTTGACCAACAGCATCGGCATACATAACAAAGTTTCTGCTTGTTTGTTTTTCAATAGCAGCGTTTGTTTTTGAATCAACTGCAATCTGTCTAAGAGCCCTACCCTGAACAGATAACTGCTCTTCTGTTAATGCAACACCCTTATTTATGTTTGACATAATAGAGTTAATCTGTGTTTCTGTTGCTCCAGTCTTTACCAAATACTCTTGATATAGTTTTCTGTATTTTTCAGACTTCTTAAGACTTTCAAGGATTGAATTATTTTCTGCACCAGTTTGTGGTGTCCAGACATTACTACTCCATGCTGGATTTTTCATTCCAGTCTTTACGCCAGTCTTTACGGCCTTCTGCTCTTTTGAAACAGCGACTGTGTGTGATCTATCAATTTGTGTAGCAGACTTAATCTGTGCAGGGGTGGCACCATACTTTTCCATCGTTTGTCTAATTGCTTTTGCTGATGCCCTTGCTGGAGCCATCTCTGCTGCTGCTGCAGTTTTTCCACGCTCTCTTCTTAATTGATCTGCTGGACTTCCAAGTGACTTAGGAGCAGAGTAAGCACCACCGCCACCAACTCTCTTTTCAGAGTTAGAAGCAAATGAGGGTCCAAGTGATGCTACAGTCTTACCTTGTGCCTGTGCAAGTTTTCTAACTTCATTTCTAAACTTCTTGACTGTTAGTTCAGTTTCTGATGCTAGGTTAGTTAATGCTTGTCCAATTAGATCATCTATCTGACCAATGCTTGCATCTATCTTTGATTGGATTGCTCTTATTGTTCCCTGACTTCCGCCAGACAAACCAAATGATTGTCCTGCAACGTTTACACTTTTAGATTGACCAATAATTCCTGCTTTTTTGTATCCAGGAATGTTGTCTGCAATCAAGCCCTGAACAAGTCCAGGATACTTACCAACAACCTTTGCAGAGATAATTGCTTCTCCATTGGATCCCATAATTGGAATAGAGTCTGATGTTGGTCCTCCTGGACCAGTGATAATTCCGCCATCTGCAAACTTTTTAGGAGCAACCCCAGGTCTCATTCCTCCTGGCATACCAAATGCTCTTTGTGCTGCAATTGCTCTTTGATAAGCAGTTGCTAACATATTTATTGAAGATGCTTCTGATGTAAATGTTTGTTTAAGTCTTTGGTGAACCTGATCTAGTGATGCTGCAACGGCTGATGCCTCAAGTTGTTCTTGCGTTAAGTAGTTTGTTTGTTGTCCCAGGATCTGTGTTGATGATCCGACCTTTTGAAAACCACCTCTCATATTTGTAAATAATTTAATTATGTTAGCAATAGCATTTGCTACCAAACCAAAACTCATAAGTAATATTGGACCAACTCCTGCAACAGCGACTGTAAAGATTGTTAAGAATTTTTTACTACCATCACCAAGATCATTAAACTTTTCTAAAATCTTTGAGGCAAACTCGACTATAGGTGTTAACGCCTTTAGGAATTGCTCTCCTACTGGAGCAAGTGTAACCTTTAAGTCTTCAATTGATTTCTTAAATTTATATGTTGTTGTTTCTTCAATCTTGCCTAATTCTCGCTCAGACAGAATTGCTAACTCTTCGGTTGTTGCTTTTGTAAGTTCTAGAACTCTTGCTGCTTGTGTACCCTCTGCCGTTACGTTTTGGAACAATGTGGATAGACGAGAAAACTGGAACTTTCCAAATAATTGCTCAATGGCTCTTGCACGATTAAGTGGATCAAGGGTATCTAATGCCTTTGAAAAATCAACGACTGTTGACTTAACATCTCCCTTATTTGCTTCAACAATTCCTTTAATGTTTATACCAAGGTCTGCCAAGAAAGCGCTTGCTTTTGCTGATGGATTAATTAAAGATGCAAGACCAGACTTAAGTGCGTTTGCTCCTTCTGATGCATTGATTCCACCTTCCTTCATTGCTGTTAGGAAGAATGCAAGATCTTCTACATCTCCACCAAGTTGCTGAACAACTGGTCCAGCCTTTGGAATTGCAATAGTTAAATCTTCAATAGATACTACAGTCTGGTTTTCAACTGCGTTGAGGAAGTCAATTTTTTTAGTTAAGTCTTCTGCTGCAACGCCAAATGCATTTGTAATTGATATTGTTGTTTCAAGTGCTTGTGATTGTTCAACTCCACCGAGAACTGCTAGGCGAGTTGCTTGTGCTACCTGTGCAGTAAGTTCTGCTCCAACCTTACCCATTGCTGCAGCATCTGCTGCCATCTTCATTGTTTCTTCTACTGCAACGCCATACTTTGTATACTCTCTTGCAAGTGTTTGAATCTGGCTAACCATTTCATCTGTTTGCTCTTTTGTTGTAAACATGTCTCCATAAACACGCTTAAATCTAATTGCCTGCTCTTCCATTGCCATAAATGTTTTTGCTGCAGCAGTTCCGAGCATTGCAAGAGGTACTGTAAAACCAACCATCAACTGACGGCCAGCCCACTGAGTATTCTTACCAAAGTTTAGAAGGTTAGTAGATCCTTGTTTTAATAATTGATTTAACAGTTGTTGCTTCTGTGCTGCCATGGCTGTTTGTGTGCCAAGGTTTTTCATGTCTAGTGTAAGAGGTCTTACCGCAATTGCTTGAAGAGCGCCATTGGCCCCTCTACCCATCTTAACATACTGGGTCTGAATATCTTTTACACGCTCTCGTGCTACTTTGTTTATTGTCTCAAATTCAGACTTAAACAGTCTACCGAAAGTTTTTGTGGCTGCGCCAGTGTATCTAAAATACTCTCTTGAAGTTAACTTATTTTTTTCTAAAGCATCTGTGAACGACTCTGTACTTGTTTTAACTGTACGCATCGATGCTTGGAATTTACCAGTAGCATTTATGCTGTTCATCAAGTTCTGTGCTTGATTTGCTGAGACTGCTGATGCAGCAGCACCAGACTTTGACATCTGTGTATGGAAGGCTGATATTTGTCGTTGCAGAAGTTTTAGACTTGCTAAAGCATCAGACGTATCAATATTTACATGAATATTGGATTCTACATCAGCCATCCATTAACACCTCTTATTTAGTTATTTACAAGATTGCCAAGTAGCGAAGCATCAGAAAGTCTAATGCCTGAAGCCTCTTCGACAATCTTATATACTGTTGGAAGATCTAGATTTTCTTCTAGCGCTTCCTTGTCATCTGCCAATTCTGGCTTGTATTGTTTCATAGCAATTTGAACACAGTCGATAAGCAAGTCCATTGACTTTTCGTTATCTTCTGCTACCTTTGCAATATCTTCAAACTTCTTCATAAATGGACGAAGTAGAGATATCTTTAGTGGTCTTACCTTGATCTTTGTTCCGTCGATCAAAGTTACTGTTTTTTCTTCAGTGGCAGTTGCCATTTATTCCTCCTTATAAGGTTTAGTTAATTATACCATAAAGCAGGCTTATTTTTGTTAATCATAAGTTTCATAATCAAGTCCATGGCCTATTCCAAAACCAGCCTTTTCAGCATTTGAGCCTTGCAAGGCCAGAATATCATTTCCATCTCCTGTTGCACCTTTGCTAAATACTCTAGCCTTCATGTCTTCCCACTCATTACCACTTCCAGAATTTTTATCTAAATCTACCCCTTGCATAGCAGCAGCAAACTTTTTATCACTGTAGTCTAATTCTCTTTTTATTTTAATTGTTGCAGTTAACTCTGGCATTGACAATGACTTTTCTAGTTCCTCATAATCTTTCCATATACCAATAAGAAAAGCCTCTGCTTCTAGTTTTGCTAAATCTAAAGTTTCCCAAGATGCCCCGCTATCTACTGCCTGAGACTTTACCGTGTCTTCAGATTTGTCGTTTATTTTTATTCCTGCTGCGATATCAATAATCTCATAAATTGTTGGCAAATCTAAACTATCTTCTAGATCATCTATTGTCTTTATTGATGAACAATACTGCTGCATAGTCACTAAAGCACAACTAGCCAAAATGGAGATTGATTCATTATCTGTTTTTGATGATTTTATAGTTTCAAATATTTCCAAAAACTCTCTTAAGTATTTTATCTTTAATGGCGCAGCAACAATAGTCCTACCATCTACTAGTGATATTTTTTTAGTCTCATATACTTTTGTTGCCATTATATAAGTATACCAAACAGAAAGACCCAGCCCCTTAAAGGGCTGGGCCAACTGTATTATTAAGTTGTATTATGCTGATGGTGTTGCGAGTGTGCGGTCTACGATCTTACCGTATGACGCATTGTCGTTTGGAAGAAGACGGAATGAAACTTCAAACATTGAAGCCTCGTCACGCTTTGCTGATACTGTAACATTCTCAATTGAGAGTGCACGGTATGCAACATAAATTCTTTCCTTTGCAATTGCTGCTGAACCAGATCCTGGTCCTACTGCCACGATACCACGTTCTAGTGGGACGTCGCCGATATCTCCTGCTGACATTCTTAATGTCGACAAGTTTGCTGCTGTTGCGATTTCTTCGTTTGATGCAATTGCTACTAGAAGATTTTCTAGTGTTGCTTCTGCAAAAGATGTATTTAGATTAACTGTCATACCCTGCTTGAATAAACGAGCAACGTCGAGAAGTTGATCTACTGCTACATCACCAAAGTCTGGCTGGAATGCGAGTTCCAAACCATTTGATGTGTATCCGATATTTGTGAACTTTGTGTTTGCTGGGCTATTAGACAAAGTTTCCTTATAGGATGTTGCGGATGCTGTCATTGCTGGAAGATCAGTTGTCGCTTGTGCGTCAGTGATTGCTCCTGCTGTTGTGTATCCGATTGGACCTGCATCATGCGTAAATAGTGCTGCTGCACCTACGATGATGTTGCTACTTGAACCACGGCTGTATGCCATATTTTCACCTCTTTCATTTTTATTAAAAGGGGGTTGTTTCCTCGCCTTAATTATACTGCCTTTTTATTAAGGGTTTGAATGCCAGTCGTAGTCGATTATGATCTTATTCCCTGCATAAGTACGGGCTGTGCCAAAGTCAACGATGTCTCTGGTCTCTTCAAGTTGATAGATCTTGAAGTTATGAAAGAACAGTGGCTTAGACTCTGTGTCCCATGCGCCTGGATTTGCTGCTGCCCAGTCATTAAGGTCTTTTGCTGAGTCATCTCCATTATCGAGAAGATCGCTGATTCGTTGCTGAGTTATCACCATCTTTGTAGTTGCGCTTTCCCCCACAGCATAAAAGTAATAAAGTAGTTGCTCACACTTAATGTATGGAAATGGTACTCTTCTCATCTTAAACATTCTGTCATACACTCCAAAAACTTCACTGCTATCTGGAAATGTTTGGGTTAATGTTTCTATTTCTGTTGGCAGTGTTGGGAAAAAATATGTTACTCCTCCACCAAAAACTTCTAAATCTATCTTTGCTGCCAAATAGGCATTAATGATTGTGGGTGGATGATGAATTACTGCAGCCATTATGCACCCATCCCTGCGTTAGCAATCCAGCGATATCCAGTTGCTATACCCTTAGATCTACCAAGAGTCTTTCCTGCTGGTAGGTCTTTTTTGTATACCTGTGGATTTTCAAGATACTTTGCAATTCCGCTTGTTCTTAAAAATGCTTGAGAAAAATATCTATTAAAGAACAGATCAAATGTTTTTTCAAACCCACCCTCCACTTGAGATCCTCCAGGATTTTCTATCGTGATTGGTCCCTTTGTAAAAACAGTGTCTCCGTTATCATCAAATGCTAAAACCTGTGCAACCTTTGGTCTAATCGTTACTGGAATACCATATTCCATAATTCTTGCTTTATCGTAAAAGGGAGTTCTTGATCCATTTTTAATTGATGTTGACTGACTAAATGAAGATCTAAAAGATAGGCCAAGATTACTAGTTGTATAAGATATGTTGTAGAGTCTTGCGCTTGGGCTTCCTGTTTGATTCCACTCATAGATGTGATGAAGCATGTCAGGGTTAACTCTTGCATTAGAATCTATAAACTCTTTCATTACTTCTACTGTTTCCATTCCTAGAGTTTTTAGAAATATAGTCTTTCCTTTTTCAATTCCCTGCAAAAATCCAATAGAGTAATCCACTATATTGTTCATTTCTTTTTTAAACTGACTAGTATTAAATTTAGTTATCATACATCACCTGACTGATTTTCTGATCTTCTTATAACTACCTTATAGGACTCAACATTTCCAAATGGACCAGTAAATGGCTCATATGTTGCTAGTTCAAACAGTGTTCCTTTGCCAGATCTAGGACCTGATGTTTCCATATATATAAGGTTTCCTTCTTGATCCTTAATGTCTGTAATTAAAATATTAGTTAATGCATTTTTACTATCTAACAAGGATATTCTTATGTCAGACTTTACTCTGCCAACTAGTATTGAGTTTTGGGTTATGTTTACATTTGGCTTTACTTCTTCTTTAAATGCTGAACCTCCAGAAGAAAAACTGCAAGCAAAGACTCTATCAAGAACCCATTGCTTTTTTATTGCTCCAAAATCACCTTGCTTAATTATTGGGTGATATACAGATGCCTGCATTGGAAACATAAAGTCTGGTGTTTCGCAAACTGTCATTATAGTACCCCAAGTTTTGTAATAGACTTAGCATACTTTAAAAGTATCTTGTCTACAATTATATTTCCTGTTCCTTCGAAAAGACCCTTATCAAATTGAATTCTAAATTGATCTGTATTGTAAGAAGAAATAAATCTCTTGTAATAATCTAGTTTTCCACACTCTATATCGTGAACAAGCATTTCCGTTGCTCTAACAATATCTGATGGAACTGCTGTGTATCCATGCTCTACGGTAATTAAATAATCCCAACCTCTTCCAAAACCTCTATAAATAAACTGAGGATCCAGATAGTCAGATGCTGCTGCTGGTAAAATTAGGGGTGCTGATTCTGCACGATTAATGTTGTCAGAAGACTTTTCAATAATTGCTGTCTTGTCTGATGAGACTTCATACTCTCTATCTTCAACTAATTTATTGTTTTCGTACACTGCTAAAACTTTTTTTACATTATCCCAAACTGGAAGATAGTCTGCTCCACTTCCTTCAAAGTGTAAAACTTTTTTCTTATAATAAAATCCTTCTGGAATTACAGAGTCTATTACTGCTCTTGCAATTTCTTCATTTACAGAGTATGTTGATATGTCTGATGCAGTGCTTGCCTTTGTTGATGGGTCAACATATGGTCTTACAATTTCATAAGTTTCATCTTGGAGAGTTACTTCTCCAACTGCCCCAAGGTTTTTAACAATCTCAACCCTGTAAGATGAATCATATTTTCCTGATAAAGATATGCTGAGACTGTTTCCTGATACCTTATTTAAAAATGTTAATGTTGATACTGAGAGATCCGCCATGTCAGTTATATTAACAGTTATAGTTGATGATGTTATTCCCGCAGGAACTACAAAATTAACAGGTATATCTGAATACGGCGAAACTCTCAATATCTCCATCTTTAATTATCCGAAAGCCTTCTGGATTTCTTCTGGTGTAGCAATTCTAACATGTGATCTAGTTAGCCACTTGTCTGCTTGCTTTTGTGTTACGATGTTATATCCTCTGCTAAGAGTTCCAACTTCTTGCCAGTGAACGCTCTTTGTTGAGTGAAGTGCTACCTTTCCTGAAAGGTTAACCTCTGAGTTGATTGTCTTGCTTGGACCGTCTGCTGCCATTGATCCAATAGCGCCTGTTTCTGTAAATCCTAGTGCCTGAACTGGCTCTGCTGCTGCAGGTGCTTCGACTACTGCCTCGACAACTGGTGCTTCAATAACTGGCTCTTCTGCTGGCTCTTCTACATGCTCTACTAGTGCCTCTACCACTGGGGCTTCGACATGGTCTTGCTCTTCTGCATTATCTGCTGAAAACGGATTGTTGTAATTATTATTTTCCATTGTATCCTCCTTGTTTGTATTATATCATTAAAGTATTAAGGGGGACAGGAGAGTGAACTCCCGCCCCCCATTAAAGGTACTGTTTACAGATTACTCTGCTGCAGCGTCAGCGAATGCAATTGCATCCTCTTCTTCCCATTGAATACCAAAGCGGACGAATACTGTGTATTCAATTGTGTCCTTCTTTGCTACGTATTCACGGTTTACAACGATGTCGCGTTGGAATCCCCATACACGGTTTGCAGGGAATGTCAAGTCGATATAGCCTGCTGGGTAGTAAGGAACTTCCTGAACTTCAATTCCGAGAACACGTGTTGTACGTGCTCCACCGAATGTCTGTCCTACGCCATCAAGATATGATTGACGGTTTGCCTGGGTTGATCCTGGCATCTGTCCTGCAAATGCTTCTGCAACTGCATCAGCAAGTGTACCGTTATGCTTAACGATTCCACCGAATGTGTCTGTACCTGCGTAGAACTTAAGATTGTTCTTAAGTGCACGGTACTTACGTGGCATTGCATTGATAATACCCTGCATTACATCAGGGGTGAAGGCGTTATCTGTTACAGTTACAACTGACTCGTGTGCTTGTCCAGCACCTGTTCCAGTCTTTGCCTTGCTGATAAATCCGTCCATGATTGACAAGAATGAACCTGTCGCTCCGTCACCATTGATAGCGAGATCTTCGATATCGTTTGCGAATGCGTTAGTCATCAAGCGTACTAAGTGATCTTCTAGAGCGTCACCTTCTACACCATCTTCTAATGATTCTGCTGTTACTTCCCAATCAAGACGAATCTTCTTGGTAGTAAGTTCGACCTTAGAGAATGTTGCACCTGTGTTTGTGTATGTACCAATTGCTTGCGCTGCTGCACGAATTACACGCTCACCGACGTTTACCTTCTCAAGTTCCATAGAATTAGCCTTCATTGTTACNCGACGGCCATCCTTTGCTAATACTGTTGCATCCCAAACATAGTCGATAAAACGACGTGCCTGCTCAGGGCGCAAAATTCCAGAAGCCGCTGAACCACTAGGGTTAACAGCGTTTGCTCCGCTTGTAGATCCAAGGGTTGCTGTTGGAATATTTCCAAGTGTATTTGCACCTGGGTTTGCTACTCCACCAATACCACCTGATGCGAAAGCACCTTGACCCTGGTAAAGTCCTGGTGCTGTTGCACCTAGATCTGCACTAGCGCCTGGCTGGTTTTTGATTATTTCTTCTGACATATTGTCACCTCCTAGTGATTTTTTCATTTGAATAGATCGGCTGTTTTGAGGAAACTACCGCCCCATAGGGATTTTTCAACCATTTCAGGCTGAGACTGAAAGATATCGCCGATATCTCCAGACTTTCGGAATGCGGTTTCTGCTTCCACAGCGTCTACTCGTTTTCCAAATTCGTTAAATTCGTTTGAAACGGCTGCAATATCTTTTGCAACTGCTTCGAATGAATCCTTTGCTGTATCAACATCTACCTTTGAAGACTTGAGAAGTTCTACTTCTGCTTGCAAAGACTTTACTGTTGATACTAGATCGCTAAAGGCTGATTCTAGAGTATTCTTCATTTCAGTAACTGCTTCTGCAATTACCTCTTCTGACTTAGATACTTCTACAACTGCTTCAACTACTGTTTCGACTGCTTCAGCATCTTCTGCCTTAACAATCTCTTCTGCTACAAGTTCATCAGTCTTGACAACATCTGCTGTCTCAACCTCTTCTGCTTTGGCAATTTCTTCAGTAATTTCTGCAACTGCCTCTGGAGCGACCACAACATCTTCAATTACGTCTGTCTTTTCAACTTGTGTTTTTGATTTTGTCATAGGTTGTACCTCCTTGTTAATCTTAGAAGTATTAATGCCTTTAGCACTATCAACTAAGAATTTTATCATGTCTATCTTTTCGTTATCTGTTTTTTCAACGAAACCTATATTTGCCATCTGCTCGCCAGTGCTTGGACTTAACTCTGACTCATTTTCTGAAACCATAACAATGCCTGATTCCTTATCATAAAAAACATTTTCTAAAACTGTTTCGTCACCCTTAATAACATCTACTCCGTCAACTTTTTCAACAGATACAATGTTTGCAAACTGATTTGCTGGGGAATCTACAAGACTCAACTCAATCAAATCGTATTGCTTAATAATTCTAATTGCTTTGTCTGACTTCTCGTCAAACCCATCGTCCCACTTATTCATTCTTCCGCCAATAGAAAAACCAGTTAGTGTTCCATCTAGAACTTTTTCCCAAGTATCTTGTGCACCCTTTGAAACATATGCTGATACGAATACTCCGTTATAAAACTTCTTTGATTCTGGATCAAAATACTTATCTGCTTTGAATGAAACCATCTTGCCTACTGCTAGTGGCTGATGCATTTCTCTAATGTTCCCTCGGAATTTTGCAAATGCATCCATTGATGCTTCGGCTGTTACGATGTCATCTTGCTTGTCAAGATTGTCTAAAGATGCAAATCCAGAAACGACTCTACGCTCTTTGTCCACTTTGGTAAGGGGCATAGAAAGACGAAGATTATTCCCATCGGTATTCCAATGGGCTTTAGATATATTGCTCACCATCATATTATAAGCCCCTTTTTGTACATATATCACAATGTGGACATATTGGACATTAAGGAGTTTTTCTTCCCTCTCCCTTTGGGGCTCTTCCAGCAACTGTTGAAGTGCTATCAGAGTTGTTATTAGTTCTTTCAGAGTCTCTTGCTCTTGTTGTTGTTGCCTCTGCTGCTGTGGTTGGCTTAAGGTCTAAGACCTCATCCCCACCATCACGTTGTGGCATATCTAAAAGAACTCTTGCTTCGTTTGGAGTCATGATCTGATTTTTAACATATCTCTCAAGAATTTGAGATTGTGCTATTTCATCAGTGAGAGTTAGTTCGTTGAAAACAAACTCAAGAATGTCTGTCTTTTCACGAACAATTTTATTGATCATTTTTTCAATTTGTCTTTGGGCTGGTCTTGCAACCTGCTCCTTAAAGGTGCGATCCTGTGCAAGTGCTGCTGCTATAGATCCAGAATCGCCACCTCCAAGTTTAGACAGTGGCACTTGATGTGCGACCAGGATGTCATCACGGTTTTGTTTACGATACTCTTTAAAAGAGCCGTCTTGTATTCCGTCTTCGATGGGATCCATTTTAAATTCTACTTTATTGTTTTCGCTATCACCTGGAAGTGGAATATATAGCGTTCTGTGTGACTGCCCTCTGAGATTTGTCTGTAAGAATCGGAACATCTTATCTTCTGCGTCTCCAGAAAGTTTTGCACCCTTTAATGTTACAACGTATCTTGGAACTGCTTTGTTTGCAAAATAGTCAATATTGTATTGTGAAGCAAGAGAGTCTCCGTGTAGTGAGTTAATTGCCGACATAATGTCTGGCACTCCGTAAAANGTATTAAGTGGTGAGTATTGCTTGAAGTGAATAATCTCGTTTGGTCTAGCGTCTGTAGTTAGTGGGTTCTGATTCTTTGCTCCAAAATTACGGAAATAAACAATCTTGTTTCCAATGATCTGAACATACCCATCTTTAATTCTGCGAACACGCATAGTTGTTGATGGGATATGTCCAACATAGCCAATCTCTCCACGAGTAGTTCTTCCAATTTCTAAGTATCCATTTCCAGTTGACTGAAGGTCCGTGTAAACTTTTTCCATTGTTGCTGTAAATGAATCATCATCGTTAAGTGATTCAAGCCAGTCACGCATTTCAATCTTTGCTCTTTCAATTCTTTTTCTTGCTTTCTGAGTTGCACTATTATCTTCTGATGCCTCAAGTCTCATCATAGTTCTTTGGGAAACCTTAAACTCATAGCCTAGCCCAACGATGTTTTCTACCTTTGCATCAATTGCTGCATGGTTTGCAAATGAAGTGTCGTAATAGTTTGCTAATTCATATAGGTTCCATGGGGGTGTAATAACATCAAACATTCCATAGCCGTTTACGTATACTAGGCCTGGGTTTATTTCTTTTGATTGTGCTCCGTCAATACCGCTTTTTCCAGCAAGTGCTGCAGTTGTATATTGAGTTGTTGGTTCAACCATCTTTGTTGAAGATCTGCTTATGCGTCTTTTAAAATTTGCTTCTAGTCCGTCAAGAGATTTTAATGAATCCCAATTTCCGTTAAATGGATCTGACTTTGAAAAAGTATCGTCTTTCTTTATTGCATCATCAATTCTTGCACCAATTTCGTATTCGTTATCTTCCATGATTACTCTTCATCCCCGTACTTAGCAATTGTATCTTTTGCTGCCTGTACTGCTCCAAGATCATTTAGATTTGGAATAAGGCCAGACTTCATTCGATCTACTTGTTCAGAGTACTCTTCTTCAGAAACTCTTGTTAGCCCTGGAACAAACACACATGTGCCGTCTCCTGGATCTCCGTAATGCATTGCAGTCTTTTTTAGTTCTGCCATTCTAGATATATCGTTCTTATCTGAAGGAATGTTAAGTACTGAGCCATTACCGTCTGTAAACCATTTTCCATTTGCCTTCTTGTATACATAAAGTCCCCAGTCATAGTTCTTTTCAATGACTTGGCGTCTAACGTTTTTTACAATTGGTTGACCAGTTTTTGGGTCTATAAGAGAATCCATAACTACAAGTATACCATATTAGACTGGGTCTTGTATGAACTGGTTCCATTTTACGTCAGTAAAGATAGTATATGCGTACTCTTCAAAACGAACTGGCCTATCGTCATCTACAATAATTTTATTAGTCCCCGTGTAACTTTTGTAGACGTCTGAAGGATTTACACCATAATAACTTGTTTCTGATAATACAAGGACCTTATTCCAGTTAAAAGATGGGCTATCCCAAAACTCCCAATCAAGAGGAGAAGATCCAAGAACCTTAACTCTAAACCAAGGTCTTTCTGCTATGTTCTGAACTTCTTGCAGGTTTGTAGATTGATAGTAAGAAAGACTGTTAAATAGTAGTGGACCAGTTAATCTTACTGCACCTTCAAAAAATGAGAAGTTAAGACTGTTTGCAAAATTAATACCAAGAAAGCCCCACTCTTGAAGAGTTATTACTGGCTCTTTTACTATCTTGCCATTCCAATAAAATCCAATACCATTTTGAACTAATCCTGTATTTGCATCTATTGCATAAATTTTTGCTCTGCGTCCAGAAGGATCGTTAGCAACCATGTAGAACTTTATGTAAGAGTCCTTGCTTTGAATTTCAAATATCTGTGTCGGAGCATATGGAAAATAGTCTCCATCAAATCTTACTGCCATTTGCATTGCTATAGCCTTAAATCCCTCTGCTCTGCTTTCATTCACAGGAATTAAAAGACCTCTATTGACTAGTGGATCATACTTTCCCTTTAATTGAATACCACTTGTTTTTGTTAAGTATAGGTATGGAGATGACCCTGTATAAATTGCAAAAGGATTATTGCTTTTAAAATTATAATATATTCCAGTTTTAGTATATGGATAAATAGATGTTCCAAACCTTGTACCGATTGGGCTTGCATCAGCCTCATTAAGTGCTTGCGATGAATAAGAAAGTTTTTTAATTAATACATTATTTGTCTCTGAATTTTTTACATTTATTTCTATGTGTGTAACAATGGACAAGTCATTAAAGTCTACACCACTTGGTGGATAGATAATCATATTATCTACAACTTCATACTTTGTTGTCATCCAGTCTGAACCAGGAATTAACACTCCATCCCTTGAAGGTCTTTCTGTTTTTGTAAAATAATAATATGTTTGGTTTGCCCCTAACTCTGTATACTGAAAAGTTACGTATGACTTTACAATTGATCCGTCTGTGTCATATCTATAATCTTTTGCTATTTTATTTTTTAAATCATCGTAATCATTATATCCAGTAAAAAGATAATTATCTAACGATGTGTATGTTCTTTGAACTGGAGTTCCATACTCATTTGATAACTCTGAATATGTCCAAGGCTCTGGCTCTGTTTCTATTGCGATTGTTTTTGATGGTATTGGATAGTCAATGTTAAACTGAATAAAATCAAGATCAAAGTATTGGTCCCCTCTTTTATCCAGAACTGATTCAGCAAAGTATGTTAATGGTAGTTGATCTTCCCAATATGCGCTTGCAGATACAGAAAGTTTGTATGTATCAAAAACTATTTCTGGTAAAAGAGTATAACTTGCAACGTGATCTAAAAGAGAATCTTCTTCAGCAACGACTACGCCTCCACCACTAAGTGCTCCGTTTGCTGTGTCTGTTAAACCTCCGTAAGGTGGCATAGATGTTGTGTCTATTCCTCCGTCTATATTAATTAATTGGTTGTTTTGATAAACAGCAAAAAGATCTTCATTCCAAATAGGAACTCCTATCTCATTAAACAAAGCCCTAATTTTTTGAAAGTTGTATGTGGTACATGCTCCGATGTTGTATATTTTTCCAGTAAATGTTGAGAGTCCATTCCTGTCTCCACCGATATACATTCTTAGGTCTGATAAAGATCCAAAGAAGTCTGATACGGGGTTTCCAAATCTTGATACAAATGCTGGAATGTTTAGGCCTATATCTATCAATTCTCCTGGATCGGCAGTTAGTGGAGAATATAGAACAGTATAAAAATCTACAATTCCAGTTCCTTTTATGCCTGGACCATACGAATACTTATCAACATAGGTTTGATCTTGATTTTGAATAAGAGTTATCCACGGAGTTTCTATAGAAAATGAGTTAGAACTCAATATCTTAAAAACATCTACATAGTTATCCGATTTATTGAATTCTGTTTTTTCAAATTGTGATATTAAAACTTTTGATTCTTGTGAAATTTGATGTGGAACATTTGTAGTATAGACTGTATTGACAATACCCGTCGTTTTATTCATAAATGCTCTTGCTTCATTAATTTTTATATTGTTAGTTCCGTGTTTATAAAATATATTAGAATTTTTTAACTCTATCATAAAATAACTATTTGTATTTTCTTTTTCTATTTTAAAAAGAGTCTGTACCGAACTAGATGTCTGTGGTAATCTAAAGCAACCGTAGAAAGCAGAAATGGGACTTTTTATAAAGTCAAAGTTCTTAAAGAATAAGTATCCAGAAACATTATTCCAAGAAGGGTTTGGTCTAAAAGATAAAAAATTTCTTGTATCTGATGACTGTACAAGATTACAGTCCGACAAAAGTTCTTCTTCTGTTTTTGATGATAAGACTATCTCTGGAAGTGGATGAGACAAAACAGAAAGAGATTTATTTACGATTAATGTATTGTCATTAAAAGCCTGATTCCATGAGCCAAGTTTTGGATATGAATAGTTTGATGTATAGTCTGCAAATGAATGATCAATAAAAACAGAGGTTCCGCTATATGATGTATTGATGTTTTCTGGAATGTCAACACCTTGTCCAAAAACAAACCTTCTTTTTGCAACAGCAGTTGCAACTATGTATGGATAAATTCCAACACAGTCTACCTCTATAGGATATATGTCGTCATATGCATAAAACCCTATCCAGTCCTGATCCTTACCGTTTGAGTTTAGCATTGATGGTAAATAAAGAGACTCTGTTAAATAGTTTAAAGAAACAACTTCTTGTCCATTTATTACAAGAGATGCGGTATCTTTACCTACACGCATGTGAACAAGCATTGGCCTTGTCCACTCGCCAACATAGTATGCTCCGTACTCATTTCCTATTTTTAAACCTATTGATGGACCATCAACATATATTCCATCTTCTGAAGCAATTGGCCCAATAATTCTTTTTCTTTCATTGCTATATGAATTTATTCTAAGCCAAGTTTCAAAAGTATATTGTTTAAATTTACCAGCCTCATTTAAAAAACCAGATCCAGGAATTATAAGTGATGGGGTGTTTGTATTTGGATATATGGTTGTAAGTCCAGATGTTCCATAAACAATCGGAATCCCTGAATTTTTTGCTTTAAGCATATTGTCAGAAACCAAATAGTATCCATCTAACTCTTGCAGACCGTAACATTTTGAGACAACGCCTTTTTGTGGTGAAATAGATATTGTTGATGGTATGTCAATTGCTTGAACACCAAGAGATGTAGATGCAAACTCTTCTGACCATTGACCAAGGCTTATTCCATTTACTAAGAACACATCTTCTGTTTCTGATCCACCAATAAAATTAATCTTAAATACTAGCCTAATATTTGTATCATCTGGAGGAGTGTCAAATGTTTCTGATATAAAGACCCAGTTGCTATTTATTACTGTATCATAATTTTTTAAATGAGTTATGATGTCACCACTTGTTGTATCTGTATATTGATAACCAATCTCAAAGCCAGCGATGTATGCGCTTTCAGAATAAAAATAACCACCTACGGAAAATGTTCTTAAATAAGTATTAAAGTCTCTTAGGCTCATTATTTCATTACTTGTTGCAATTATAGAAGCCATCTCGTTGTCTGTTGGTGTAGCGGTAATTTTACCAACATAACTATTTATAAATGGTTCGTCTACTGACTGGGTATAGTTTTGATATGTACCGCCAACAATTGTCCAATTTGATAAATTTCTTTGTGGTTCTGAAAGTAAAGAAATATAGTCTGCTGTATCGTCTAAAGCCCATAGACCAGTCGGATGCTCAGCAAAGACTTTTTCGGCATATAGGTTTGATGGATTAGACATTATAGGTCTATTTTACCACAAAAGACTACTTGTTTATTTTAATTTCACAGTAATCTGTAGTGCAGTACATCTCTCCTTGAGCCTCAAGATTTTCTGCTCCATCATAAATAGCAGCAAAATCAATGTGCTTTAATTTACCAATATACGATTCGTATTGCTCTTCAGTAATACCTGTGTATGGTTGCTGTGGATAAACTGTATTTCCCATTGGAAGGAATGATACAGCCTTTAGTTGTCCTTCGTACATATTGAGTGCTGGAACAATATGCTTTGACTCTGTTTCTTTGTCAAATGAAAGTGTCACAGAAACGCCATTGTCAGACCAATACTTCTGAGCAGTTGCAGCAAGTGCAATCTTCTCAAACAAAGTAACATCCTTTTCAGATCTTGGATGACCTGACTTAATTGGGAAATAAACTACCGATGTATTTGCTGATACAACGTCATCCTCAATTGTGTACCCTGCTGCTTTGAACAGGTGAATCATTGGATCTGTATTTCCAAATCTAACGGCACGTAGGAAGAACTC